GCAACTGATATATTATCAACAGCACATACAATTTTCGGTGGTGATGGTGGTAACTACCTTACCATGGGTCAATATGGTGCATCAACTTATGCTCAATGGATTCAATCATCATTTCAAAACCCAACAACAGCTGTTTATAGTTTACTATTACAACCTTTAGGAGGTAATGTTGGTATAGGCTCCACATCCCCAGGCAATAAATTAGATGTAAATGGTAATATAAATGTACCATCAACCAACTTTTTTAGATATGATGGAGATACTGGTTTAATAGGTTCTGGTACATCAATTACTGGAGGTACTTCCACACAATTAGGAATTAGAGCAGCTAATGATATTTTATTTGCTACTAACGGTGCAAATGAACGAATGCGTATCACAAGCGGTGGTAATGTTGGTATAGGTACTACAACCCCTTTTTCTGAACTTCATGTAGCAGGACCTGGTAATTCTGCTGGTGGTAATATATTAATAGGAGCAGCAAATAATTCAACTGATAAATGGTCTTATTTAGTAAGCACACAATACAATAGTAGTACTCAACCTCAAGGATTTGCTTTAATTGGAGGATTTTCAACAGCAACAGCAAACCAAGTTGTGATTGGAGGTAATATCTATGAAATTAACCCCGCTACAGAAATTCAATTTTGGACACATACAAATATTAGTCATAGTTTGGGTGGTACCCGTAGAATGACTATTATTTCTGATGGTAATGTTGGTATAGGTTCTACTTCACCACAAACCAAATTAGATGTTATCGGTGATACTTTTATAAAAGGTGTTATTTTTGCATATGCTGGTTCTGCTGGAAACCAAGTAGGAGGAATTACTTGGAATAGCACAGATGATGGTACTTTATTTTTAAAAGCAAGCAATGTTACCAAAGTAAACTTAAATAGTAATGGAGCCTCTTATCTTAATGGGGGTAATGTTGGTATAGGAACTACAGCACCATCATACTTACTTCATGTTGCTGGCGCTAGTTACTTTACTAGTACTATGGGTATCAATGGTGAAGGTAATGGTATTACTGTAGATACAGGCTACGGCAATAATGGTAGAGTAGGATTAATGAAGTATGGTGGTCTTGAAGGTATGCTAGTTGCTGGTAATTCTACTATATTAAGATTAGGTCATAGAACAGATAGTGATAATGTAGCTTCATCTGGAACCCCAACTATTAGAGTAGATCTGTTTATAGCTGCTGGTGGTAGTGTTGGTATTGGTACTACAAATCCAACTGATGTGTTAGATGTAAGAAATTTTGTTGTATTTGGTTCTTCTACTGAACGACTATCAATAGGAAGTAATTCTCTTGGTTTTAATAGAAAAGTAGCTACTGGAACCATTTACGATTCAGGAGCTTATGCTTATCAATTCCAACATACACAAAATACAACAGCCGCAAGTGATAATTTAGCATTACAAGTTTATAATACTAGTGGAAGTAGTGTAACAGCTAATGCTCTTGCTGTGAATGGAGCAGGAAATGTTGGTATAGGTACTGCATCTCCACAATATAGATTAGAAGTATTTGAAAATAAAAGTAGATTTTATAATGTTTCAATAGGAGGAACAGTAGGGGGAACATATGCTGCTTACTCTGATTCAGTTGTAGGTACTGTTGGTAATTTACATTTAGCAGCAACAGGAGCTGGAGCTGTTTATATAAATACAGCTATAGCTTTACCAACATATATCAACCCAGTAGGGGGCAATGTTGGTATTGGAACTACAACTGCAGGAGCTAGACTTGAAGTAAATAGTGGTGAGGGAATACCTATTATCCGAGCAAGATATAATAGTGGTTACTACACAGACTATGATTCCAATGGTATAGATTTTAGAGGAACTGGTCAAAATTTTGATATAAAAGATAATGGTAGTACTGCTATTAGAATTAGTTCTGGAGGTAATGTTGGTATTGGCACTACAAACCCATCAGCAAAACTTAGTGTATTTGGTAAAACAATTCTTGGTAACCAAGCTTCAGGATTTTATATACCATCTTCAACACTTCACATTGCTAGCTCAAGTGTAGCTCAAATTACATTTGAAGACTTTGTTGTAACAGCAGCTATAGCAGTATCAAGTAGCGTAATGAATTTTGGTAACCAACAAGGAGATGCCACATATAGATTTAAGTATAGTAACGTATACAATGGAAACTATGCTACAACAGGTACTACTTATGTACAGTTTAATCCTACTACAAACTATATTAGTAGTGGTAATGTTGGTATAGGTACTACAACACCTGCAGCAAAATTACAAGTAATAGTACCTGGAGGTTTATATAATGCCTCAGTTGTAGCCCAAGGAGGATTAACAGGAAGCGTTATTATACAGGCTGATAGTAGTGGTACTAATAGTAGAGCATCTCTTATAATGAGAGGTTCTGATGCTATTGGAGGAGCTATTTCAGTTGCTAGAGAAGACCCAGGATCTACTTGGAAAACATATATGTCTTTCTATACTAATAATAGTACAGGTGTAGAGGTAACAGCCATCCAAGAAAAAATGCGCATTAACAGCGATGGTAATGTTGGTATAGGTTCTACATCACCAAATGTTAAATTACGTGTTGAAGGTAATGCTATTTTAAATGGTGCTGTATCAGCAAACACAACATATAATGCTTTTGCATTGAATGTTGGAGGTATAGCTTATATTATTGGTGGTAGTGTCTGGGTAAACGATGGATATGGGTATGCAAATGCAAGTTCTGTAAATACAGGAATGTATCCTGATAGTACACATAACATTACTTTTAAAAATAATAATAGCACTAGTGTTTATATAAAAAGTGATGGTAATGTTGGTATAAATTCTACAGCACCTGCATATAAATTAGATGTAGTAGGTGATATTAGATCTAGTGGCCGCCGCTTTATAAATGGTCTTACTACTTTAGCATATAAAATTAGATATGATGAACTTAGTAGAGGTACCTCAGGCTTAATTACAGATACTGATGCTGCTGATGGAAATGCAGTTTACATGAATGCTGCTTCAAGCAGTACAATGTTCTTTGGCCCTTACACTAGTATCACCCCAGGTGAATATGTAGCTAGCTTTAGAATGAAAGTAGCTAGTAATTCATCTACTTCTAACTTAGGTCAAATTGATATTATAGGAACTAATACTTTAGGCGGTGCATTTAGTATTACTCCTAGTATGTTTGAAACATCAAACCGTTATCAATATATTGATATTCCATTTACTGTAAATGGATCATCAGCTAATATTGAGTTTAGAGGAATAGGATTTAATTCAGGAATTACAACAACTTATTTAGATCATATTATTGTAAGACCCCTTGCTAAAGATTATACTCATCTTATTCCTGAAAGTAAAACATTTAATGTATATTATCATGGTGTTGCAACACCAAGATTTACAATTAATACTAGTGGTAATATAGGTGTTGGCGTTGCTTCTCCTCGTGCTGCTTTAGATTTAGGTTCAGCTAACAATAGAGGTCAAGTAATACTATTAGGTGAAACATCAGCTAACATTAGAGTTGGTTTTGGTTTAAATTCATCTAATGCTGGTATGAGGATATTTACTTTAAATCAAAATGACCAGCAGATTGAACTAGGTGGTATATCAAGTACGGATGGTACTACTTGGACTAGAAATCATAGATTTGGTGTTGCTGGAGGAAATACTTGGCTTCAAGAACAAGGAGGTAATGTTGGTATAAATGTTACATCTCCAAACGCTAAATTAAACGTTAAAGGTTCAGATGGTGGTCCTTCTACTTCTCCTCAAGAAGATTTAATACACGTTGGAGGCAATGAATTAGGAAATAGTGGAGGATATGCTGGTATAAGATTAGGAGGTACAGGTGGAACATCATATGGGGTTTATATTAGAGCCGTTAAAAAAGGAAACTATGGAAACTTTTGGGATGATTCTTTAACATTTAGTGTTACTAGAACTAGTACTGAAACTACTATTGATGAAGTAATGCGTATTACTTCTGATGGTAATGTTGGTATAGGCACACCATCACCAGCCTCTCGTCTTCATGTTTCTAAAGCAGGTAACACAGCGGGTGGTACTATATTAATGGGTATTGCAAATGATTCTACTGGTAAATGGTCCTACTTAGTAAGTACACAATACAATAGTAGTACTTACCCTCAAGGATATTCCTTAATTGGAGGCTATTCAGATGCATCAGTAAACCAAGTTGTAATTGGAGGTAGCATCTATGAAGCCAACCCAGCTACAGAAATACAATTTTTTACACACACATCAGTAAGTCATAGTACTGGAGGTAGTAGAAAAATGACTATTACTTCTAATGGTAATGTTGGTATAGGATCATCAACTCCTGCATATCTTTTAGACGTATCAGGTACTATCCGCGCAACAGGCGATGTTATCGCTTACTCAGATGCTCGCGTAAAAGACAACGTAGAAACAATTACAAACGCTTTAACCAAAGTAACCTCACTCCGTGGTGTAACTTACACTCGCAAAGATAGCGAAGATAAATCACGCAAAATGGGTGTTATTGCACAAGAAGTATTAAAAGTATTACCTGAAGTAGTAGTACAAGATACTAATGACGGAAATTATAACGTAGCATACGGCAATATAGTAGGTGTATTAATCGAAGCAATCAAAGAACAACAAAAACAAATAGACGAACTCAAATATTTATTACAAACACAAAACAAATAAAATGGCAGTTAATTACAATTGGACGTTCGGTCCACTAGAAGCGTACCCAACAGCATCAGGAGAAACAGATGTTATCTTTATCGTGCATTGGCAATATCATGCTTCTGAAGTAGTAGAAACAACTACTTACACATCAACATCAATCGGTACTATTGGTATTCCATTGACTACAGGTTCAGCATTTATTCCTTATCCTGAATTAACATTCGACGATGTTGAAAATTGGGTAGTAACAGCGATGGGTCCTGAACAAGTAACTAGTTTACAGAATGGTTTAGCACAAAACATTGCTAATCAGATCAATCCACCAGTAGTGTATTTACCAAATCCATGGGATACAACCACAACTACTACTACAACTAGTACAACAACAACTACAACAACTGAAGAACCAGCATAATAATGGCATTACCAAGCAGTGGACAAATATCGCTTAGTCAGAGTAGATCAGAAATGTCCCAAAGTGCCTTAAACAGCTATTCATTAGCTAGTTGGGCTTTTGGATATTCTGGGGGTAATAATATAGGAGTAGGACCAACAAACTACGCTCCTGTTAATATATTATCCTCAGGATCTAGATGGGATACTTCTGGAAAGAAAATTATTATATCTAATCTTTCAATGTCGGCTTGGTATGGATATGACCATGGTGCTTCTATTCCTACTGGGGTAACAGGTACTTTATATCAACACGCTGATGCAGCTGGATTGTGTTATCCACAAACAATGTTACCAATAGAATTAGGTACTAGTAATGCAACTTATTCTATTAGTATATCTGGTTCTGCTGATTATAACGAATATATCTCAGTTATATATGGTAAACCATGGGCAGTAAATGGAGGAAGTTCTTACGCTGGGTATCAAGATGTTTATCAAAATACAGGAGAATTTACTATAAATATTAGTTTTAATTATAATTATACCTACAATGCAACTAGTGGCAGTAAAATATATGTTGTATTGTGGGGAGCATGTCCTTAAAAATATTATTATATGACGTATAAAATTTGGGTAGGTGTAGCAAATGCTGCTTATAATGTAACATTATATTCTAGAGCAGGTGATACTGTAACTAGTGGAGAGGAATATAATTTAGAATATAGTACAGATAATGTAACATGGACTTATATTGCTGGTCCTTTAAGTTCAACTAGCTGTACTCAACACTCTACTGTAAGTACTAGTACAGGAGTTATATATGTTAGAGCCGTAAGAGATTCTGATAGTTTTTTACTTTATGGTAGAGGATCAAATAGTTCAACATGTCCTGCTAATTTAGACATTATATGTGAGTATCCTGCAACTATTACCGGGAATGAAGACGTAGCATACACTGTATACGTAACTGCTGGTGATTTTATCCCATGTGCTGTATAAAAATAAATTTGGTTGTCTTCCAAATTTTTTATATATTTATATACGAAACCAAAAACAAATAATATGTTAACACTCATCATCGTTTTAGTACTTGCTGCTGCTGTTACCTTTGTATTAATGAGAAAAGGTAAAATTGCTGACGCTAACAACAACAACATTCCTGACGCTATCGAAAAACCAATCGAAGTAGTAAAAGAAAAAGTTGCTGAAGTTAAAGCAGAAGTTAAAGAAGTAGCTGCTAAAGTAAAAAATGCTGCACCTAAGAAAAAACCAGCAAAAAAGAATAAATAATATATGGAAAAAGTTACATTGAAGTTACACGAATTTTATGCTCTAGAAGCAGAATTGAATGGTGTTACTAACCAACAAACCGGTGAGCAATTATCAAAAGGTTTGTTAAGTGAAAAAATTAAGTTAACTACAAAGTATTGGTTACACGACCTTAACAAGAAAGTTGCTGCTGAAAAAGAATCAGTAGAAAAGCTTAAGGAAGAGTTGATCAAGAAATACGGTACTGCATCTGAAGATGGTACTATTAGTATCCCAATGTTCATCAATGAAGTAGTTGATGAAGATACTAAAGAAGTTGTTTCTCGTGAAATTAATCCTGATTTCGTTAAGTTTCAAAACGATTTTAATTCATTGTTAAATGAAGAACGTGAATTAGAATACAAAGAATTCAAATTAGAAGACTTTGAAAACGTTGAAACTGATGGAGTTTACAATACTTTCTTTAAATTAATTAAGGTTGTAGAAGACAATGCTTAAAATAGCTGAAATCGCTAAAGCATGGATAGCTGCGGCTAATCCAACATCAGAACAACAAACTATAGCTGAATATAGGGCAAGCGTCTGCGACGCTTGTCCGAAAAAAGCTTATAATGCAACTATCAATTTATACTATTGTAGTGAATGTGGTTGCCCCTTAAGTAAAAAAATATTTAGTCCTAAACCAGGACGCGAAGCTTGCCCATTAGCTCAATGGGAAAAATAATAATATAAGTTATGCCATATCTAACTCCAGACGAATTAAAATCAATTAAAGATTTACAAACTCAATATAATCAAACTATATTCGAGCTTGGCGCTGCTGAAGCACAATTAACCGTTTTTATCCAGCAGTCTGAAAAAATTAAGAAAAGTAAAGAAGGATTAGTATCAGATTTAATGACAATCGAGAAAAAAGAATCGGAACTAGTCGCGTCTCTTCAAGAAAAATACGGAGCGGGTAATATTGACCCACAAACGGGAGAAATCACACCTGTTCAACAATAATCTGCGGTTTATATTGATTTTTGGATATTTATTATTAGGTCAATCCTATTAAAATTTTCAAAAACAATAATATAAAATGGCAGAAAAAATTTTATCTCCTGGTGTATTCCAAAATGAATCTGACCAATCTTTAGTACAACAAGGTATTCAAGGTACTTCAACAGCTGTTGTTGGTCCAACTGTGTTGGGTCAACCATTTGTTCCTACTTATGTTACCTCTTATACTGAGTTTGTGTCAAAATTCGGAGAAACATTTAAAAGTGGTAGTTACTACTACGAATACTTCACATCACAAGTTGCAAAGGATTTCTTCCAGAATGGTGGACAGACATTATTAGTTACCAGAATTGTAAATGGTAGTGGTAGCACAGAAATGAGCACATATGCTTCAGCTAGTGTTTCTGCAAGTAATAATAGTGCTTCATTTTTTCTTGAAACTTTAGCTTGGGGTAGTGTGATGAATAACGTTGGACCTATTGCTGCCGGTGCTTTAGCAAGTGGTAGTGCAACTAACGTTCGTTGGGAAATTACGCAAGTAAGCACAGGTAGTGGTACATTTACATTAGCTGTTCGTTCTGGTAATGATAATACAGCTAGCCCTAATTACTTAGAAACTTGGTCTAATTTATCATTAGATCCAGCTTTACCAAACTTTATTTCTCGTGTAATTGGTGATACTAAACCAGTTTTCCGTATTGATACTTCAGGTACTCCATACATTGATTATACTGGTTCTTATGCTAATGCATCTCAATATATTCGTGTTAAATCAGTGCTTCTTCCAAACATCGATTCAATCGATAATAATGGTAATTTTAAAACTGGATCTTACGCTGCTACATTACCAGCAATAGGAAGTGGTTCAGCAGCAGGTGCTTTTGCAGGTGGTATTCCAGCAACAACATTAGGATCTAATTTTAATGAATTAATTGGTGATGGTTCAACAAACAACAATAACATTCAAGGATTTACAAATCCTGATTATATAACTGCTTTCAGTATATTGACAAATAAAGACGATTATCGTTTTAACGTATTATTAGCTCCAGGTATCGCTGCTAATGGTGCTGCCGCTGATGATATGATTAGTGTTTGTCAAAACAGAGGTGATGCAATTGCACTTTTAGATTGTACTTTGTATGGTCAAACAGTATCTGCTGCTTCAACAGCTGCTTCAAGTCAAAATAGCAATTATGCTGCTACTTACTGGCCTTGGGTTCAATTATACAATTCTAACTTAGGTAAGAATGTATGGTGTCCTCCATCAACAGTAATGGGTGGTGTATTAGCATTCAACGACCAAGTTGGTGCTGAATGGTTTGCTCCAGCCGGTTTAAACCGTGGTGGTGTTCCATCAGTATTAAAAGCTGAAAGAAAATTATCTCAAAACGATCGTGATACATTATATGATGCAAATGTTAACCCATTAGCTACATTCCCAGGAAATGGTGTTGTAGTATTTGGTCAAAAGACATTGCAAAAGAAATCAACAGCACTTGATCGCGTAAACGTTCGTCGTTTATTGATCGCATTAAAAGATTATATTGGCCAAGTTGCAAACAACTTAGTATTTGAACAAAATACAAACGTAACAAGAAACTTGTTCTTAAGCCAAGTTAATCCATACCTAGATTCAGTAGTACAACGTCAAGGTTTATATGCTTACAAGGTAGTAATGGATGAATCCAATAACACACCTGATGTAATTGATAGAAACCAATTAGTAGGTCAGATCTATATCCAACCAACTAAGACTGCTGAATTTATTATATTGAATTTCAACGTACAACCAACTGGCGCTACATTCCCTGCATAAGGGGATGTAGTTGCTAATATTTATTAATAGCAATTTAAACACAACATAAAATGGCAGTATTAAGTGCAAACGAAATAATGTTCACAGCGTTTGAGCCTAAAGTTCAGAATCGCTTTATCATGTATATAGCTGGTATTCCTGCTTACTTGATTAAAAGTGCTACTGCTCCTGGATTCGAAGCTGGTGAAATTATTTTAGATCACATCAACGTATATCGTAAAGTTAAAGGTAAAGTACGTTGGAACGACATGACTTTAAACTTATATGATCCTGTAACTCCATCAGGCGCTCAAGCTGTAATGGAATGGGCTCGTTTAGCACACGAATCAGTAACTGGTCGTGATGGCTACTCTGATTTCTATAAAAAAGATTTAACTTTAGATATCTTAGGTCCAGTAGGTGATATTGTTGGTGAGTGGATTATCAAAGGTGCTTATGTAAAAACAGCAACTTTTGGTGAATACGATTGGGCAAATGAAGCCGCAATCAACTTATCAGTAACAGTAGCTATGGACTATTGCGTATTGAACTTCTAATTCCTCCTTCATATTTCTTTCTTTAAGGCGTCTGCTTTGCAGACGTCTTTTTTTTTCGTATATTTATATATATAAAACAAATAAAAGTTTATGGCTGAATTAAAAATTCCAACAGAAACAGTTTCGCTACCATCTAAAGGTTTACTGTATCCTGAAACATCACCACTCGCTAGTGGACAAATCGAAATGAAATACATGACAGCTAAGGAAGAAGATATCCTTACTAATGTCAATTACCTCAAAAACGGCACAGTAATAGACAAACTATTACAAGCACTAATCGTTTCCAAAATTGATTACAATGAGTTATTGATCGGTGATAAAAACGCTGTATTAATTGCTGCTCGTATTTTAGGTTATGGTAAAGATTATACCTTTGTTGATGATAATAGTAAAGAAATTACTGTTGATTTAACTAAATTAGAAGATAAAAAGATTGATACATCTATTTTTCAACGTGGTGTAAATGAATTTACCTTTACATTACCACACTCAAGTAATAACATTACATTTAAGTTATTAACACAAGGTGATGAACAAAAAATTGAAGCTGAGATTAAGGGTATGCAAAAAGTAAACCCAAATGGTTCATTTGATGTTACTACACGTTTAAAATACATGATTACTTCAGTTGAAGGCAAACGTGAACAAAAAGACATTCGCGAATTTATTGATAATTATTTAATTGCTAAAGACGCAAGAGCATTACGTGAATACTATAATAAAATCTCTCCAGATGTTGATTTGTTATATAAGCCTGAAAGTGGGGACTATGCAGAGGAGGGCATAGTTGTACCTATTTCTATTAGCTTTTTTTGGCCTGACGCTTGATTATAGATTAGGATTATTCACCCAAATCCACGAAATAGTATTTCACGGAGGTGGTGGATATGATTGGGATACTGTTTATAATATGCCTGTTTGGTTACGTAAGTTTACATTTGAAAAATTAAAGGAACACTACGAAAAACAACAGGAAGCAATAAATAAACAGCAAAACATGCTTAAAAATGTATCTAATAAAGAATTAGCAAAGCCCGACATTGCTCCTAAACCAACAACTACAACACCAACATACACAGCGAAGGTACCTAAAAAATAGGTACCTTTAATATTTATATGTCGTAATATTATATATCTTAAATGGCAGATCCAGCACAATTAGCACAACAACTAGAAGATCTCAATAGAGAACTAGATAAGGTAGAGGACTCAATTAAAAGTATAGCCGCTAGCCTTTCTAAAGGACTTAAATTGGATGATGTACTGAGAAAATCAGCGCAGGCTACTAGAGACTTAGCTGATGAATTTGAAAGAGGAGAAAATATTACTAAAAAAGTACAAAAGCAACTTAAAGCTAATAGAGATGTTATTGAAAAACAACTTCTAAAAGAAATTGAACTTCGTGCTAAAGGGTATAAGAAACTTGCTGATAATGTAGCATTACAAAGACAAATAGTAGAAAGATCTGATGCTCAATTAAGAACATTACAAAAAATAAATGAAGAATATCAAAAGCAAAATAATTTATTTGCTTTACTAGGATCTAAACTAAAAGACTTTGGAAAATCCATACGAGAATTTTTTAGTGTAGCCAGCATCTTTAAGATGCTTATAGATGGCGCTTTACGCTTTAATAAAATATCAGTTGATATTAGCAAAAATTTAGATTACGGAGCGGATAATGCTAATAGAGTAACCAATGAAATGGTTAGGATGGCAAGAAGCTCTGATAACATAAATGTTACATTAGCTAATGCCGCTGAGGCAATGAGTCAATTAAATTCTGCTACTGGATTTAATGTTGAACTTTCAAGAGATGTTCTTGAAACTCAAATAATGCTAACTAAACAGCTAGGATTATCAGGGGATGAAGCAGCTATTGTTTATAAGTTTTCATTATTAACTGGAAAATCATCTTCCCAACTTGAAAAATCTTTATCTAGAGCATATGTAACAAATAAAAATGCTCTTAAAGTTGGTACATCATATAAAGAAGTTTTAGCAGCTTTATCCAAAACATCAGGTGAATTAGCTGTTAGTTTAGGAACTAATCCTAACGTATTAGCTAAAGCAGTAGTACAGGCTAAAGCATTTGGTACTACACTTGAACAAGTAAAATCACAAGGTGATGCTTTACTTGATTTTGAAACATCACTTGAAAACGAATTAAAAGCTGAATTATTAACGGGAGAACAGTTAAACCTAGAAAGAGCTAGAGCAGCCGCGTTAGCAGGTGATCAAGTAGCACTTGCTCAGGAACTTAATAACCAAGGTATGACTTTGGCTAAGTTTGAAAAGATGAATGTTCTAGGCCGTAGAGCATACGCTCAAGCCTTAGGATTATCTTCAGATGAACTTGCTGATCAGCTTCGTAAGCAAAAAATGGCTGTTGAAAGTGGTAAATCACTTGCTCAATTAACCCAAAAAGAAGCTGATGAAGCTAAAAAAAGACAAGATATACAAACTAAGTTTAACCAAGGTATTGATAAATTAAAAGATACAATTGGTAATTTATTAGCTGGTCCTTTAGGTGCCTTTATAGATTCATTAGCAAATGGATTAAATTATGTAAATAAAATATTTAGTGTATTTGGTAAAATGGGTGGCTTAATCTCTAAATTCTTTGGAGGTAAAGTTGGTAATTTCTTAGGTGATGTAGCTTCTGTAGCTACAATAGGTGCCTTAATTGCTATTGTTACTAGATCATTAACTAAAGGTACATTTTTTAACCCAATGATCACTAAAGACATTGGTGCTATTGGTGGTGGGGGTGGATTAATGAATATGTTTGGAGGAGGTGGAAAAGGTGGTGGATTAGGTAGAATAGGAAAAGCATTCAAAGGTGGTGGTGTTGCAGGTGCTAGTAAAGCTATAGGCCGAATGGCTAAAGGAAGTAGTGGACTAGCTAAATTAGCTAAAGGCACAGGATATTTGTCATTATTAAGTGCAGGTACTGATTTAGCAGGCAATCTAACAGATGAAAATAGAAGTACAGGTAATGCCTTAGCTAAAACATTAGATCAAAATAAATTTACAGCATTAGGTGCTGGTATAGGTGCATTGTTTGGAGGTGTTGGTGCTATACCAGGTGCCGCCATTGGTGGTTTATTAGATTTTGCATTAGGTGATGCTACCCAAATAGTAAAAGATGGTATTGCATCTGCTAGTAGAGGGCCATTTACTATTATGGACTCATACGGCTCAACAGCTGTTACAAGTAAAGGCGACGGCTTAGCTGTATCGCCAAATATTAATGCGGGTGGCGGTGATTCATCCGCAGTTATTGCTGCTATTAATGATCTTAAAACAGCATTAATGAACCGCCCAATAACAATTAGTATGGATAGTAGACAAGTAGGCTCAGCATTGGTTCAAAGCTCATACAAGTCTGCATAATTTAAAATATTTATATCAAACGTTTAAAATATAAAAAACCATGGGATTATTAGACAAATTAGCTACTGATGGAACATTAAGTTTAAGAGGTGGACAACCTGTAAACTTTGGTGTTAACCCAGTACCGCCAAACTCATTACACAACCTATACTCAGTAGATGGTAACCCTGATGTAACTTGGAGATTAATTAATAGAAATCTTCCAATGAAACCACCACCATCAACTATGGATGAATTAGATCCAATTGCTCCTAATTTAATACCAACAGGAGTAGTATCACAAGTATACAAATCTAAAACTGGTCGTAGATATAAAGATTTAGGACCAATTGAAGGACGTTATTAATAACTTGTTTTAAATGCCTTTACTTAATTTACAAACGGACTTAAAATCACTTAAGTACGGGCAAGATCAGCCTGGAGGGGGAAGTAGTGGTCAACCTTTCATTACAACCAACATTAACGATCCCCATGGTACTAGAGTTAATTTTGGAAGCAATAGTATATTAAATTTAGTAGGAATAAATAGTATTCCTTTAATTCCCAATGTTTCATCTGCTTTAAATAGAAGCAATATAGGAAGACTTATTGGTGGTTTTTTAAATAGTGATGATTTTATTAGAGGAGGGGCTCTAGGTTCTGTTCAAGCATCTATCAATGATGCTTTTCGTATTGGTAGTTTTCTTTTATCTCCACCTAAAGGTCCAATATTCATAGCAAAACAAATAGGATTACAATTAACTAATCCTAAATTAGAAGTAAAAAGAGGATTAAGAGGGGTAGCAGCCGGTACTTTAGCTCCTGGTGGTTTATTAGGTACTGTAACAGGAGGTGTACTAGGTCCTACTCGTATTTATAATTTAGGTATTAATACATTAGCACAAACAGGTGTTAATGCTTTTGGTCTTCATTTTGTAAGACATGGTCTCGGACCTGTTCAAGATGATGATACTAAATACGAAGCTGTAGTTACTTTTAATAATAATAGTCCTAACAGTATACAAAACAGATTAGTAGAATTAAAAAATAAATTTAGCTTAGGAGATAACCAAACAAATTTAGTTTTAACTCCTAGATTAACTAGAACTATTAATACTGCTTTATCTGCTTTTAATGCACTTACTGGAACTAATTTCACCCCAGTTAACTACAACCCAGCACAGCTTACTATTGACAGATATCTTACAGGACCTGGTTCTATCTATGGTATTGGATCTACAATTATTCCAAGAACTAGTTTTACAGAAGATAAATTACAAATAGATAGATTAGCTAGATTACAAAATACTAATTTAAGACTATCTCAAAATAATGTTAATTATTATAATATACAGGGAGTATCACAACAGTATTTTACCCCTACACAGATAGATGAATTTAACTCTATAGACGTAGCTAGACCAAAATCAAAGCCAAGTACTCTAGACACAGCAACTTATAATACTACACAAACATCAGCTGTTGCTTTAACAGTAACTAATAATGTAATTTCTAGTCAAAATGGTACTTTACAAAATGTACAAGTTAGTAGAAATATTCCTGTACAAAATGCTACCTATAGAAGATATAAACAAATAATTGATTCTAAAAAATTAAGAGAAAGAACATTTACTGTTAATGGAAACCAAGTTAATGAATTTGGATTGTATGGCACAAATAATCCTGATCAAATAGTTGGTGGTATTATTGGAAAAGAAGTATTACCAACTGCTACAACATATCCTATTTATAGTAATGGAGATAAAATAGTAAAAATAAATATTCCTTGGAATAAAGTAACTCGTGAATTAAGAGTAGGAAGTGGATTACAAGATCAGATTAACTTAACTCCTATATTTAATAGTGTATCTGGTTCATTACCTGATAAAGTTACTATTTTTGATCCCACTACTCAAAAAAGAATAGAACATAATATAAACGACTTAGTAAAATTTAGAATACAAGCAATAGCAGGTAGTAATCCTCAAAGCTCTAATTATATGATATTTAGAGCATATCTAACACAATTTTCAGATAATACGGATGCTGCTTGGAGTTCTGTTAAATATAGTGGTAGAGGTGAAGACTTTTATATATATAACGGTTTTTCTCGTAAAATACAAATTTCATTTAAAGTAGCAGCATTATCCGCTGAAGAAATGAAGCCAATGTATCAAAAATTAAATTACCTAATGAGTAATTTAATGCCTGATTATGAAAATAATTTAATGAGAGGACCATTGGTAAAAATGACTGTTGGTAACTGGATTGACAGTCAAGTTGGAGTTTTAAATAGTATTTCGTATAATGTGCCTCAAGATTCACCTTGGGAAATAGCATTAAATGAACCTTTACCTGGTGCTAGTGGTATTGATACAAAAATGTTAATATTACCTCATATTGTTGAAGTAAGTATGACATTTACACCTATTGGTTCTCAAACTAAGGGTGTTAACTTGATATCTGAAAAATCAGAAAAAGCATCACATATAGCTCAAAACGTAAACGATTATCAGTTTATAGGAGACAACATATATAGAGAAAACACATAGTATGAATCGTTATTATAATGTTCCCATATTAAAAACAGCGAATACAGATCGCCCTTATTATAAAGGAAGATTTTATCCAAACATTCCTTTAACGGAGAATGATGTGTATGTTATTACAACTGTTGGGGACAGATTAGATTCATTAGCATTTTCATACTACGGAGATCCAACATTATGGTGGATAATTTCAGTTGCTAATAACAACATTACTAAAGGTGCTCTCTACCCAGATCCAGGTACTCAATTAAGAATACCTAATCCTAATAATGTAAATTCTTTATTAGAATCTTATAATCAATTTAATCAAGCTAGATAATGTTATGTCAATATTTAAAGAATCATTTAAACAGGGTGTTAGGGATCAGATAACAGCGAGACAAAATGCCATTAGTAGCATTCCTCGTTCTGCTGATTCTATTCAATATTTTAATTCTCGCAATGCTTGGATTAAAATGAGTTCTGCTGTTAATGTGGCTGGTGACAATGGTGATTTAGCTAGAAAAAATACTTTATTAGGTGGTGTTTTATCATGGAATGGTAGCAGTTATGGTCAAAGAGCAGGAGTTGGTTCTTCCAATGAAGCTTACAGCACAAATACATCTGGTGGTACTCCTCACAGATTAGGTATCAGGCCAATGCCTGGTATTACTTCAATACAAGTAAGATCAAGATCAGCATATGGTTCTTTAAGAGAAGTTACTGTAAACTTCCAATGTTGGGATATTAGACAACTTGAAGAACTAGAACTATTATACATGCGCCCCGGATATTCAGTATTAGTAGAATGGGGATGGTTTCCTTATTTAAATAACAAAGGAAATCTTCAAACCGCTATTAATAAAAGTGATTATCTTTTTTTAGGAAAAACAAAAGAAGAAATTTGGTCTGAATTATTTAAACGCTCTTCTCAAGATGGTAATTTTGATTCAGCATACGGTCTTATAAAAAACTATAGTTGGTCTGCTCGTGATGATGGTGGATATGATTGTAATACTACTATTATAACAATGGGTGAAGTATTAGAATCATTAAAAGTTAATTATGGTGCTTTTGATGTAAGTGATTTACAAACTAAAGGTTTATTTCCTCTTAGTAAACCATCAAATGCTTTTCAATCAAATACTTCAATTATATCTAATCTTCTATCAGCTATTGGACTAGGATCAGGTACACCTCCCCCTGGACTTAAAGATGATATAGCTAATGCCTATGCTCAAAACATTATAGCAGGAATCTGTGCTGAATTGTATAATATTGCAATTGCTAATCCAACAGTAGCTTCTAGTAAGGTATCATCTTATACTTTAACAGACAGCAATAATAATAATTACTCATATGAATTTATAAAATATAGTGTAACATTTCAAAATATGGCTGGTCCTACTATTACAGATGGTGACCAACAGATTTATATTCGTTTAGCTGATTTTGTAGAAATATTAAATAAATATGTTATATTAAGTGATAAAACTAATAAAAGTCCTATTTCAAAATTATCAGTAAGTGATGCTGGTGATTATCAAATTAACCAAACAGGATCTTTATTACAATGTTTAGGTGACATACATCAGATATCAACTAACCCATACGTTTGTTTAATTAAAAATACATCATATGATGACCCAAAAACAAATTTAGGAGTTGATGGATTAGATGTTACCTCTGTTAAAAGTTATATGGCAGTAATGAAATATAACTACTTAGATATTACTACTGAATTTGGTACTATAGGTAATATATACGTTAATTTAGATTATTTGTATGGATTATCTATTAATGATACTTTAGCAGCACAAGATAAAAAAGAAAAAAATAATCTAATATTATTTGATTATATTAAATCAATAATGTCAGGTATAAACATAGCAATAGGTAATGTAGCTAATTTTGATATATTCATAGATCCAATAGATTCTGTAGCTAGAATTATTGATGTAAACTATGTTGATAACAGATCAAGAACAGATGCCTATAATAATGCTTTTGAAATTCAAATTCAAAATTTAAAATCAGTTGTAAGAAGCTATAGATTTGAATCTCAGATTTTCCCCGAAATGTCAAGTGTTATAGCTATTGGAGCACAAGCTCAAGGAGGTGCTTTAGCAGAAGACACTAATACATTAGTAGATTTTAATAAAAACTTAGTAGATAGAGTTATACCTAAAAAAGATGCTCCTACTTCTCCAATTGATCCTAGTGTCCCTACAGAACTTCAAACTAAATTAAATAATTTACAACAAAACTGGGGTAATATAGCTGAATATTTTATAGAATTAAATCCAGATTGGTGGGAAAGTAAAGGTGATTACGATGTAGAGCAATCTTCTAAATATGCTAATTCACTAAAAGATATTATTGGGTTTTTTAAAAGTATTATAAATAAAAATACTAAGAATAGAGCTATTATTCCTACAAAATTATCTCTTGAAATGGATGGTATTGGAGGAATGATTATAGGAAATATGTTTAAAATTCCTAAAGATATAATTCCTAAAGGATACGGTGGTGACTTAAACTACAACTCAGGAAGTAGTGCTGGTCCTCAAAAATTAGCTTATGTTGTAACAGGATTAAATCATACCATTCAAAATAATGATTGGACTACAACCGTTGATGCTCAATTTATTGTACTAGATGAACCTAGTGGTTTAGATAAAAGCAATATCCAAACTATTCGAGCAATTAATAGAACAGTTACAACTGCCTCACCCGCAATTACAAATGCAGCACCACCACCAGCAAATGCTTCTAGTTTAGGATTTGGTTTGCCTTTAGCTACACCTTTTACTTTTACTAGTTTATTAACAAGAGCAAGACAAAAATCATTTGGTGTTCCTGTTACTGTAGGATCTGATGCAAATCACCAAGGTTTAGATTTACAAGGACCTAGTGGTGGAGTAAAAAATGTTGCTTTAAGTGCAACTGTAGGAGGAAATGGAACAACAGGAGATGGAGTGTTTGCTGTTCAAGATGGTACTGTTAAGTTTGCAGGTCCTGCTACTGGATTTGGATGGTGGGTGTATATTAATCACAATATAGGTGGGCAGCAATATACTTCAATTTATGGTCACGTACCTGTAAATAGTATATCCGTTAGAGCAGGAGATACTGTTACAAGAGGACAACAAATAGCTTTAGTAGGAAATGAAGGAACTTCTTTAGGTTACCATTTACATTTTGAATTATGGAAAGGAGATAGAGCAACATTACTTGATCCAGTAGATTATTTACCATATTTCCAATCAAATGGAGGAACAATTCCTGACACTACTCCAATTATTTCAGGAAACAAATATTAATAGTGAGAATACCAAATAACATAATAATAAAAGGTCAGTATACATCAGGGGATGAATTTGTAGATCCTAACACAAATGAGTCATATCAAGGATATTACTATCAAATAAATGAATCTTTTTTTAAGGGAAAGGTATTTAGTATTAATGCCTCTAAAATTATAAGAAAGCAAGATTCAAATAAATTACTTGATAATCCAAAAACAAAAACATATTCCCAAATATCTGGAGTTACGTCTCAACAACTCCATTCACCCGAATATGTTCATTTACCTTTTAGTAATCTTGCAGGTAGTGATTATGCTGAGTCTAATACTGTAAAATATTATGTAAAAAAGCTAAATTTTAATCCTATATTAATTAGAGAGGTAAATAAAATAGCTTTTGAAAGATTAACTAATGATCCTCTTTATCAAACATTAGCTGTACAATCTTCTGATTTAAATAAAATAGATGAACTAGATAAAGCAATGCCTGGTTTAAAAGCTTTTTTGATAGGCTAAAATTTTAGTCTTATATTTAAGGATAAAGGTTATGTTATATGTTTTATGTTATAGAAAGATCATCGCAGTTACCTGCTAAATTTGGAGATTGTTTTGTTAGGTTCATTCCTAAAAACGATAACTATCATCCAACACTTACTGATTTAAGTTTAGTTTATATTCGTCCACTTGACGATAAGAAAGGATACATTTTATGTATCGATCATACTGAGTCATTCGGTATTGATAAAGTAGAAATATTAGATTGGTTATTAAATACACTAATTTACCTAATGTCAATTGTTTAATTCCGATTAGCAAACATTATGAGGAGAGCGAAGCAATATTTAATGCAACGTTACCTACTATTAACAAATACACATTAACTAATACACAGTTCCAATTTCAGAACTTTCGTACAACACACGTATTTCATCAAATTGAAAAAAACGGTGTAAAGGTTGATAAAAACTGCTTTATTGATTTCTACAAGGATAGATTACAACATCCAGAATTCAATTTAAATAAAGGTAAAATATACACTCAATATAATTTACATACAACAACTACACGCCCATCTAACACATTTAACGGCACTAATTATGCTGCATTAAATAAAGATAATGGTGAGCGTGAATGTTATAGACCATCAAATGATACATTCATTGAAATGGATTTCCAGGGTTATCATCCACGATTGATTGGTGAAATGGTTGAGTGGCATTTTCCCAAAGATAAAAACACATATGAAATGTTAGGCCAGTTATTAGGTGTAACACAACAAGAAGCTAAAGAATTAACATTCAAGCAATTGTATGGTGGTGTTTGGGCTGATTATATTGATAAACCATTCTTTAAACAGGTAAATATGTTTATAGATGATATGTGGGATGAATACCAATATAGTAAGTCATATTCAACTGTAAATAAAACATTCACACTTGATGAAGATATAACTCGTAATAAACTATTTAACTATATAGTTCAAAGTACTGAAACATCAACTAATGTTGAATTACTTGAATTAGTATTAAAATATTTAGAAGATAAAAAAACCAAATTAGTATTGTACACATACGACGCATTTCTATTCGACTATAGCAAAGAGGATGGAAATATAATACAAGACATTGTTAACCTATTAGAATACCCAGTTAGCGTTAAACAGGGTAATACGTATCACGGTTTGAAAAAAATATAAATATTTATGATGGACAATATATTTTACGACTTGAATAAATTATTCTGCACATTTACTGCAAAGGACGAGTTTGAAGCAACAGTTGCTACTATTAATCGTCGCTATTCAATATTATATAATAAGATATTCATTCTTGAATCACCACAAAGTGAAGAATTGATGTGTACTTATAATATTGATATGGGGAACGTCTCTGAAGCCCCATTACCAAACACTATATTGTTACATCGTAAGAAAGAATCAAATACGTTATATACCATCAATGCACTTAATACTCTAATTAAATCATTGAACGGGGGTGTTTTAGACACCAAATATATCGTTAATTGGCATGACTATAAAAATAGCATACTGCTGACTAACGGACCAGACCTACGCAAACTAGATACATCTATCTATAAGATTATAGATTTAGCTGCCCATTAGTTTGGAGATTCCAAAGTTTGTTCTTATATTTAATAATAAAATAAAATTGTTATGGATTTAAATTTGGCTAAGCAGAAGTTGGCCGCTGCTCAAAACAAGGGAAATCAAACCCGTGAAAAAATTGATTACACTAAAATTTTCTTTAAACCAAAACCAGGCAAGTACCAAGTACGTATCCTACCTAACAAGTACGATAAGGCATGGCCTATTCGTGAGGTACAATTCCACTACGGATTTGCTAAGGGACCAATTTTGGCTCTATCTAACTGGCAAGAAGCTGATCCAATCGCTGATTTTGCAAAACAATTGCGTAAATCAGCTGATAAGGAAGATTGGCAATTAGCTAAAAAGATTGAACCTAAATATCGTTACTTTGCTGCTGTAGTAGTACGTGGTGAAGAACACTTAGGCGCTCGTTTGTGGGAGTTTGGTAAATTAACTAATGATCAATTAGTAGGAATTGCTGCTGATGAAGATTATGGTGATTTTACTGACATCACTGATGGTAGAGATTTTACAATCGAAGCTACTGAAGATGTTATTGCTGGTAGAAAAGGTATTAAATGTAACATTCGTGTTAAACCTAAAACATCTCCTATCTCTGAGGATGCTGCATTAGTAACAAAATTACTTGATGAGCAACCTGATATTCTAGGAATCAATCGTAAGTACACTTACGACGCATTGAAGGACATCTTAACTAAGTGGTTAAATCCTGAAGATGAAGCTGCTACTGAAGCTCCAATCGCATCGAAAGATGAGGAAGAAGAGGATGATTTCATTACTGAAATTAATAAACCAGTAACACCAGCTTACACTTTAGAAAACACTGCAGCTAAAACTAGCAACGCAGATAAATTTGACAACTTATTTAACGATTAATTATGGCTAAGAAAGACAGTAGTTTAACCTCAGTTGTATCTGAGTCACTTAAAAAGTCCTTTGACATTGACGCTTTCAAGAAATCTAAATTCTTAGATCAATCTGTAAAGTTTAAACCTCAAAAGTGGATTCCACTTTCGAAAGCGTTTCAAGATGTACTGTCTATTCCTGGTATTCCGATGGGCCACATAACTTTGTTACGTGGCCACTCGGATACAGGTAAGACTACAGCAATGCTAGAGGCAGCAGTAGCAGCACAAAAAATGGGTGTATTGCCTGT